CTTTGATAATATTGGTGAACGCTTTGAATACGTGCGCTATCACGGCAAGTGGTCAGTAACACAAGACAACGTGCGTCGTGTGCGGCAGTTTATGAACACAAACGGACACTGGGGCGGAGTACATGCTGTGTATAACATATACAACTGTACCAGGCTGTGCGAACTACGCGCCTGGGCGGACCAAGAGCAAGTGACCATACAGTGGCAAACATTGTATCAGCCGGAATATCTTGACCCGGGCTTACACTCCGCGGCAGTACGAGAACAAGCACTGCTGGAGATAGCTCGATATCACACACTGTTTGAACTTAATGAAGCGGAAAAATCATTTTTCTCAGCAGTGAGCGCCAGGATGTACACTCCACCTCTCACTACCCTGAGCAAACAGTTCTGGCAACACATTGACTCGGTAGAGAATAAGTATCACAAGACTGATGACCCTCGACGATTCCGTGATCTTTGGCCAGAGTTACAGGACCTAATATGAACAAACAACTCAAACTGAAGTTTTACTACGACCATGTGCTAAGTTCGGTGTACTCTGAGGGCGAAAGTCCGTTCCATCAGCAGATAACAAAAGACGTACTAACAAGATTTATTGATCCCGAGCATGTGCCCCTGGATGCACGAATCATCGACCTGGGCTGCGGCCCTGGATACTTTTTGACCGAGATGCGAGATCGTGGCTATACCAATACGCTGGGCATCTCGATGAGTCGAGAAGATATTGAACTGTGTCAACGCAATGGTCATGCGACACGGCTGTCAGACATGAACTTTCTTGAAGAACGAGATGAGTCTGTGGATTTTCTTTTTTGTCGGCACAGCATTGAACACAGCCCGTTCCCGTACATTACGCTGTTGGAATACAATCGAGCACTAAAGCCCAATGGCCTGCTGTATATCGAAGTCCCGCAGCCAAACTGTGAGATCAATCACGAAGGCAACCGTAACCACTACAGTGTGCTGGACAAGAAGATGTGGTCTAACCTGTTGCAGAGGACCGGGTTTGAAGCCGCCTGGTATGAATACGAGTTCCCGGTGACATTTACCGACGGCCGGGTTCCGGACTCTTCTATTGAAAAGTATTACATTTTTGTGTGTCGTCGTAAAATGGCAGTTGATATCAAATGAGTAAAAATTTAGATAACGTCTTAATTAAAAGTCCGCACGCCAAGTCTACCTACTCCCAGGCACACATTGAGGAGTTTGTCAACTGTGCGGATCCGGTAGGCGGACCTATCTACTTTTTGGATCACTTTTTCTATATACAGCATCCAACGCAAGGACGTATGTTGTATCATCCGTTTGAATATCAGCACAGGTTAATTCATACCTATCACAACTACAGATATTCCATCTCAATGATGCCAAGACAGACCGGTAAATCCACCAGTGCTGCTGGCTACCTGTTGTGGCATGCTATGTTTGTGCCGGACTCCACCATCTTGGTTGCTGCGCACAAGTACACCGGTGCCCAGGAAATTATGCAACGTATTCGATACGCATACGAGTCTGTGCCGGATCATATCCGTGCAGGTGTAACCAGTTACAACAAGGGCAGCTTGGAGTTTGATAACGGTAGCCGTATTGTCAGTGCAACCACTACAGAAAACACCGGCCGGGGTATGAGTATTTCGCTACTGTACGCAGACGAATTTGCATTTGTGCGTCCCACAATTGCCAAGGAGTTCTGGACATCCATTAGTCCAACGCTGGCCACAGGTGGTAAGGCAATTATTACCAGCACGCCCAACTCAGACGAAGACCAGTTTGCACTGCTGTGGAAAGGTGCCAACCGTTGTGAGGATGAATACGGCAATCCTACCGAGGTCGGGCAAAATGGATTCAAGGCTTACCGTAGCTTTTGGAATGAACACCCGGACCGTGACGAGGCCTGGGCCCAACAGCAACGTGCTGCCTTGGGCACAGAACGCTTCCGTCGAGAGATGGATTGCGAATTTATTATTAATGATGAGACGCTTATTGCCCCTACTAAACTGATTGACCTGCGTGGTATCGAGCCCTTGTTCAAGACCGGGGAAGTACGATGGTACAAACAGCCAGTCAAGGATAGAATTTATACAGTGTCCCTGGATCCAAGTCTCGGCACCGGCGGCGATCCGGCTGCGATACAGGTGTTTGAAGCCAACACTACTGAACAGGTGGCCGAGTGGAGACATAATCGTACTGACATTCCTACTCAGATTCGAATCTTTACCAACATCATTCAGTACATATACGACATTGTTCGAGACGACAAGACAATTTACTACTCGGTAGAGAACAACACCATTGGCGAAGCAGCCCTGATCAGCATTGCTGAGTACGGAGAAGAAAACATCAAGGGATACTTTCTAAGTGATCCTCAACAAAGCGTATCCCGGAGAACACGCAAGGGCTTTAACACCACACACAAGCCCAAGCTTGCTGCTTGTGCTAAGTTAAAGAATCTGGTCGAGACTGATAGAATGAAGATCAACAGCCCGTCTCTGATATCCGAGCTCAAGAACTTTGTTGCTGTGGGCACCAGTTACCAGGCCAAGATAGGGGAAACCGACGATCTTGTAATGTCCACCATACTAGCGGTACGCATGTTGCAGGTGCTGCAAAGTTACCACCAAAATCTTGACGAGCAAATGCGGGATCACCAGGATGTTTCTATCGAACCGTTGCCGTTTGTTGCTACGTTCTAACAAGCATAGTATGGCATAAATATTATTATGCAAAATTCTTCTTCACAAGCACTTTATGATTTGCTGGTAACGCAGGGCTTTGAGCCCGTGGCGTTACCAGCAGGCAATCCTACCGGCGCCATTGAAAATGCAAAGATGTTTGAGTTCAAGTTCAAAACCCCCACTAAGAATTACGGTACTGCGGTATTTCTTATTGGCCCAGAGAACGATCTTCAGCTATTTTTCTCTGACAATATCGGCAAGACCATGGAAGGTGATGACAAGAAGCGGTGGTATGCTTTTATTCAAGAAATGAAACCGTTTGCTATTCGTAACAACTTTTCTGGCTTTAGTATCCAAAACATCAATAGACTAAAGTACACCATGCAAGGCATGGCTGCAATCAAGGAAGGCCTGTTTGAGGGCTATTATGGGAATCGTTCGTTTAGCTACAGCGACCAACCTAAACAAACTAGATTGGTTATCAAGCACAGCCGTCCCTTGGGGGAAACTGACGCTCGCCACCATAATATCGACAGCCTGTATGTTGAAACTGAAGACGGAAGCCGATACAGATTACCGCACCGCAACTTGTCTGCTGGCAAGGCCATGGCACGGCACTGTGCCGAAGGCGGCAACCCGCATGATGCTTTTGGCCAGCACATTAATAGTCTAGTAACTGAGCTTGCTACACTGGGTAGATTTATACGTGCTGCTCGCGGGCGAGAGTTTGATGGTGCTGCTGCTGAGTTGGTCGAGACTGCAATACGGCACTATGGTGCACTCAAGAACAAGGCCAAGCAAATGATCAGCCAGCGCGGCTACTACGAATCTAGGGACAGCTTTGACCCTGCTGCTATTTCTGATCGTGAGCTGGCGGTCGAATCAATCCGTAACATGTTTATTGAACAGTCTGTGGATCAGCGTATCGAAGAAGCACTACCGATTCTAGCACGCCTGCAAACACCTGCTGAGCCTGCAATGCGAGAAGCAGACGAGTTTGAAAGCTGGGCCGCTGGTATCACAGAGGGAACCTGGGCATTGCCTGATGCTCCAGACACCCAGCAGCAGCTTAAAAAACTGATGAGCGAGCCGCTGATTGTTGGCCCTGACGCAACCAATGCAACAGAACAACTGTATGACCTAGTTGGTGATGATGAGTTGTTTGACATTCTATCTGACATTGCTGCCCAAAATCCCAACGCCAATGCTTGGGAAAATCCGGAAGTCATGAACCGTTTGGCCAAACTGGGAGTTGATGTGCCCGGTGGTGATGAGCAGAATCCTGACCAACCAATTGATCCTGCGGCAGCCGACACTCCGCCCGAGGACGCCATGGGAGAGGATCTGGATACGGACGGGGTTATGATGACCCAGGCCAGCAATATGAGCAGCGAAAGCCGGGAAGTTAATTCAGAATTCACCCGCCTGATGGAGTTGCTCAAACACTGAGATGTATCGTACTCATGCAATAGTTTTAACTTACCCTGGGCATTTTTTACTAACCAAGTTAACTATAGATCAACTATATCAAACACAACCCGAGGTCAATCGGATTACAGTTATAGTTGATGATATTAGTAATCTTGCCTGGCAAACATATATCAGTGATTGTGATAGCTTATACGATAATAGGGTTGATCAAATAATCCAACTAAGCCATTATCGAGAATTTAAGCGCCTGCGTAATTATCCCTGGTTACGACAACAAACAGTTAAATTATACCTGGATCGATTGTTCCCTAACGATGAGTTTGTATTTTTTATCGATGGTGATGTTCTCTTGCATAAACATGTACCGCTGGGGATAACTCCGTTTAGTTTTACTGAATACTCTGGAGTTCCGTTGACTGAACGTGACCCCGGCCCTGGGGAGATTACTAGCCAACAAAGTTATTATGTGCAACACCTACTTGGTCGACCACATCTGGGTATCCAGTATCAAGGCCGCAGAGTTTGTGTAAGTAGTCCTCCGTTTAGGGATATATGTTTGACCCAACTTCCTTTATTACGAGCAGAGATATACAATCGATTCAATCAAGACTTAATTGGAATTCATGTTGCTATTGCAACTGATACTAGACACAGCGCAAGCGAATGGGAATTATTAGCCTGGTACCAACAAGAATTTTTACAACAACCGGTTGTATTAGATTATTGGCCAACTTCAAAAGTTGGTGACCCGATCACTTCAACCACACTAGTTTCTACCTGTTGGTGTTCGGATCGAGAAATTGATACCGACTGGTGGGATCAAAATCAGATCGACTGGCAACGGTACTGGCAGCTTTTGCCTGAATCAAAATAATTTACCATTTCTACTTGCAATGCTAAATAAAATCGCATATACTGTACTCAGTACATGCACTTAGGCATTTACTAGGCAACTTAAAGCTAATATAGGCACATGAAAGGAAAACATTATGGCATCTCTAGCTGACATCCGCGCACGTCTTCAATCCGCTGAACAAAACAAAGGCGGTCAATCCCAAGGAGGCGGCGACAACGCAATTTACGCACACTGGAACATGGATGAGGGACAATCGGCAAACGTTCGATTCCTCGCTGATGGTAATCCCAAGAACACATTCTTCTGGGTTGAACGTGCAATGATCAAACTGCCGTTTAACGGCGTCAAAGGTGAAACGGACAATAAGCAGGTCATGGTCCAGGTCCCTTGTGTTGAAATGTACGGTGACTCGTGTCCAATCCTGGCCGAAGTCCGTACCTGGTTCAAGGACAAGAGTCTCGAAGATATGGGTCGTAAGTACTGGAAGAAGCGTAGTTACTTGTTCCAGGGCTTTGTTCGTGAAAATCCTATCTCTGATGACAAGACTCCTGAGAATCCGATTCGACGTTTTATTATCGGACCACAAATCTTTACTGGTATCAAATCCGCGCTGATGGATCCTGAACTGGAAGAATTGCCCACTGACACTATGCGCGGTCTGGACTACCGCATTGCCAAGACTGGCAAGGGTGGCTATGCTGACTACAGCACCAGCAAGTGGGCACGTAAAGAGTCTGCGCTCACGCAAGCAGAGATGGACGCAATCGAGAAGCATGGCTTGTTTGACTTGTCTGAGTTCTTGCCCAAGAAGCCCAGCGATGTTGATCTCAAGGTCATGAAGGAAATGTTCGAAGCAAGTGTAGATGGTAAGCCATACGATCTTGCTCGCTGGGGACAGTACTTCCGTCCTGCTGGTATGAATGCTCCTCAAGGCTCTGCACAACCGGTTGCTGCAACTGAGTCCGCAGCACCTGTGAGCCGTCCTACAGCACCTGTTGCAGCAGCTGATCCTTCTCCTTGGGAAGATGATGTGGCCGCTGCCGAACAGTCGTTCTCTGCGCCTGTTGCAAAACCTGCGCCAGCAGCAGGTGGGCAAAGCGCTCAAGACATTCTTGCAATGATCCGCTCTCGGCAAAAAACGTAATAACTTTACGTGCTAGTACTATATAAGGGTGAACATTGTTCACCCTTATTTGTTTAATCTTCCATGAAAAAATTTATTGCTTTGTTTTTAGTGGCTGTGTCGTCATTGGCTGCAGCAAGAGATATTGTGACTATTGTGTTTGCATTTGGTCCCGGCGACAACATGGCAACCTACAATCGAGCATTAGCCGAAGAAGCTAACCGCATTCAATCAGAATATCATTTTATCTTTGACACCAGGCCTGGAGCCGGCAGTTCTATTGCTGCTCGATACGTTGAAAATAATCCTAATACAATTTTAGCAACATCGTCGGCACACTTTGTGCGGCCGGTGTTTTACCCCAGGGACAGTCATCGAGTAGAGGATTTTCGTAGCATTCTACCTCAATGCGACGCTCCCATGGCAGTTGCATCAATACGATATCGTGCCTGGTCTGAAGTCCCGCGTAATCTCCCCCTTAACATTGGAATAACTGGGTTAGGTGCGGTTAGTCATTTGGTAGCTACGCAAATAGTAGCAAAGTATCCTAATATTCAGCTCATTCCTTTTAAAAGTCCCAGTGAATCTATCTTGGCGCTACTTAGTGGCCAGCTAGATTTTAATATTGGATTCGCAGCAGAAATGCAACAGTTTAAGGACTCGGGTAAATTAACCATCATTGGTGTCACTGGTAACAGCAGTGCTTATCCGGCCCTAGCAGACGCTGGGTTTTCGGAGATTCTTAGAAACATGAACAATCCCCAGCATCTTGCAGTACCGATAACAACCGCTCGGGAAAAGTTTCAGCAATGGCGTAATATTCTATATCGTGCTAGCAAATCAAAATCAGTGCGAGATCGATATGCAATTGACGAATGTGTTCCGCTTGATGATATGGCAACTGATCAACTTGATAGTTGGTATCAAGGACAAATCACACGGTGGGGGAAACTAGGAGCAACAGTTAAACTTGAAAGATAGTTATGCAATCTAATTATACACAGTTTATAATCGCAGCCAATCACACTCGGAAACAGAAAATCGCATACCAAGACTCGACTACTGACTTGACTTTTGGTGAATTAGAAACGGGAATCCAAGCACAGGCCTGGACCTTACTGACCCAGGGGCTTGTTGCCGGTGATCGTGTAGTAATACAATTACCAAATTCGGTTTATTACCCAATCTTATTTCTCGCTTGCATACAAGTTGGCATTATTCCAGTACTGATTGATTTTGAGTCTCCGGCCACAATCGTGCAGCAGTTAGTTGAAAAATCACAAGCTAAATTAGTAATTAACTCCCCCCTTAAAGGGGAAAGAACAGATTTAGCTCCTGTACATGCGCATCATACGCAGTCACTAGCCTTTATGATTTGCTCTTCGGGAACAACAGGCGCCCCAAAGTTAATTGAACATCAACATGGTTTATTTTTTAACAGTATCGAAAGCACCAGTGGCTTGTATCAAGTTGATGAAACTAGTATCCTTATGGGCACTCAAAAAATGAGTTTTGGCTGGGCACTGGGCAATTATATAATGTTTAGTTTATATCATGGTTGCTGTGCAGTGTTGTTTGACCAAGCACTTACCGCAGCGGCCCTGATTAACATAATCGAATCAAAAAAAGTAACTCACTTTTTTAGTAATCCCACTGTGTACAGCTTGTTGGCAAGAAAAAACACTATTGCTAAGTTTTCTACCCTGACCCATCCCATCTGTGCTAGCGAACCGTTGTTACCGGTATTAGCACGCCAATTTTGGGCACGTTATGGAATTAAACTGTTAAACAGTTATGGATCAAGCGAAACAGTGATTAATCCTATCAAGTGTGAAATATCTGATGATCAATGCACTGCTATCGGTAAACTATTGCCCCAGTGGCAAGTCAAGGTGTTGGATGAACATTACAACGAATGCACACTAGGAACACCTGGGGTATTGTATATTGAAACATCTAGGATGGCGCAGCGTTACCATAACCAAGATGACAGTGCATTTAGCAACAACTGGTTTTGTACCAATGATGTAGTTTATGTTGATGCTGCTGGATACTACCATTTTGTAAATCGTCAAGGCCAGTGGGTAAAGATTAATGCACTATGGACCAGCGCATCAGAAATTGAGAACTTGTTGTTAAGTACAGGAAAAATTATAGAGTCAACTGTGGTGTTTGTGGATAACGACTATGGTCTTAAAGAGGCTATTGCTTATGTTGTCCCAGAAGTTGGACAAACAATTATACCACATCAGCTTAGATCAGAACTACTTGAACTAGCAAAAAGTCATCAAGTTCCTAAAAAAATAATTTTAGTTGATCAATTACCCCGCACAAGTCGAAACAAACGGGTAATTGATCCAGTTGTGTTAGAAAACTATGCTAGTTAACTGTAATTCTGATCTCCCGGTGTATATTCTGGGAACTGGTGCTGCTGCGAACGAGATTAATCAGTGGATGCTTGATGAAGGGTTGAACGAATCCATACTGTTATCGCACACTGAATTTGCATCAATCAAACCTGGATCCCAATGTATTTTGGGATTTAACGATGTACTGACTCGAAAAAAGTGGCTGAATCAATTGTCAGATTATCAGATTATCTGGTTAACCTATGTGCATCCTAGCGCAGTGATAACTGGTGATCTGAGAGCCGGGGCCGGATGTGTGATTGGTCCGACCACAGTGTTGGGATGGAATGTTCTACTGGGTAAATTTTGTAGTACATGCGACGGTGTAAATATCGGACATAATACTGAATTAAAAAATAATATCTTTCTTGGTCCCGGGACTGTGATTGGGGGCTCATCCACCATTGGCTGCGATGTCAGCATCGGTATGTGTAGTGCAATCAAAGATCATGTATCAGTGTGCAATAATGTTGAATTATTGATGTCAAGCGTGGTTACCAAAGATATCACAGTCCCAGATCGATATTATGGTAATCGTCGAGTAGTGCAATGATTGATAAAATCTTGCTTGGTGAATTTTTAAAAACAGTACATTACAAAACAGTCGATGAACTTATTGCATTACCGGATATTTCTGACACAGTGTACTTGGGGGATCATCTTGATGGATTTAACGCTAATTTAGATAATGCGGCATTAATTTATCTTGATTCAGTTGCCCAGACTCGAGGAAGTAATATCTTGGTTTGGTATCATCAAATTGACGATGGCAGATTAACACAGCGATATCCTCATCTACGATTTAAGTACGATCATCGGTCGCATTACACCATGTTTAGTCTGTCCGAGTATCATATTCATCCCGATCTATCTTATCAAAATTTTATATGCAGCTTTAACATTACTGATCATGTATCTCGAAAATTGTTAGTAGCAGCTCTGCATCGGATGGGGTGGTTTAATTTTAATTTTTGCAGCAAAGGATTTGCATGCTCAGTTGATGAAGTAGACGGGCATATTAAAGATTATGTAGGTGATGAGGATCACCTATATCGAAAGTTTTTAATTGGACCCGATACACACAACTTTTTTCAATCAACAAATATGTTCAAGTATCAAAATAAATTTGATCTTGATAACATGAGCAGGGTCGAAAACAAACTTACTCAAAGTTTTGTTCATGTAGTTGCCGAGACGATGGGCACTAGCTATTATCCGTTTGTAACCGAAAAATTCTTGCAGAGTATTGCAACAAGAGGTTTATTTGTGTGTTATGCTCAACCAGGCTGGCACCAACATGTTGAGAAGTATTACGGGTTTAAACCGTATTCTCGTTTGTTTGATTACTCCTTTGATACGATTTCAAACCCTATACATCGACTACTAGCAATGCTGTCAATGCTGGCTAAATTTAGTGTTCTTACACCAGCAGAATGGCATGATTTATATTTGCTAGAACAAGACACAATCGAGTACAACTACAATCACTATTTTAGTGGTGAATGGATCCGGCATACTTCGCAATTTAATATCGGCTAAAAATCAAGTTGACTTTTAGACATTTTTATTGTAAAATATAATTTAACAGGAAACTCCTGGTCTACAGTAAGAAAAACTGTCACATTTAAAAAGGAAAAACATCATGGCAAAGCCATTTGACGTAAGCAAGTTTCGTAAGGAAATTACCAAAAGCATCGACGGCTTGAGCATCGGTTTCAATGATCCCACTGACTGGATCTCAACTGGCAACTATGCCTTAAACTATCTAATCTCTGGAGACTTCAACAAAGGTGTCCCGCTGGGCAAGGTCACTGTGTTTGCGGGTGAATCCGGCGCAGGAAAAAGCTACATCTGCAGCGGCAACATTATTAAGAACGCACAGGAACAGGGTATCTATGTGGTGCTGATTGATAGTGAAAATGCGCTAGATGAAAAGTGGCTGCATGATCTCGGAGTTGACACTAGTGATGGTAAATTGCTCAAGCTGTCAATGGCCATGATTGATGACGTTGCTAAGACCATTAGCACCTTTATGGGAGATTACAAGGCATTGCCCGACGGCGAGCGCCCCAAGGTTCTGTTTGTGATTGACAGCCTGGGCATGTTGTTAACCCCAACAGATGTGAACCAGTTCGACGCAGGCGACATGAAGGGCGACATGGGACGTAAGCCTAAGGCACTTACTAGTCTTGTGCGTAACTGTGTTAACATGTTTGGCAGCTACAATGTGGGCTTAGTGTGTACTAACCACACTTATGCCAGTCAAGACATGTTTGATCCGGATGACAAGATCAGCGGCGGCCAAGGTTTCGTATACGCAAGCAGCATTGTGGTTGCTATGAAAAAGCTCAAGCTCAAAGAGGACGAGGACGGCAACAAGATCTCTGATGTTATGGGTATTCGAGCTGCGTGTAAGGTTATGAAAACCCGCTATGCTAAACCGTTTGAAGGTGTGCAGGTCAAGATTCCATACGAGTCTGGCATGAGTCCTTATTCAGGTCTCACCGACTTGATTGAAAAGAAAAACATGCTCAAGAAAGAGGGCAACAGCTTGGTGTTTACCACAGGCGATGGCGAAATCATCAAGAAGTTCCGCAAAGCCTGGGAAGCAAACACAGACGGATGTCTGGACAAGGTCATGGCTGATTTTGAAAATCAGATTAAAAAGGTAAGTATACCTGAATTAGAATCTGAAGAGGAATAACATTAGATGTAAGTAGAATTAACACACGATCTTTGGCAAGAGCTCAAGCGTTATATCAGCATAGTCGACAGAGACGAGGCAGCTGATATTGTTGTCAACCTGTTGATTGATAACGATTATGATATCACTGATATTCGCCAGGCATTCAAGGGCGATAGTGATGTCAAGCGAGCATTACAGCATTATGTTGACGATGTTGACGATGTTGACGAAGAAGAATTTGACGATCACGACAGCGACGAATACGAGGAATAAGAATGTGGTATAATCGCATAGTAGCGAGTCTTGCCAACATTCCTGACTTTGTTGCTCATTATGAAAATGAGCTTGAGTCGGCCAAACGCGAATGCCACATCAGCGGCCTAGTCGAAACCAACATCAAACAGCTTCCTGGTAATACCGAGCACCGCTTCAACCAGTTGCAAGAGATCGAAGCGGTGCTTAATTTTCTCGGCATTCAGTTGAGGAAAATACGCCGACGCCACTTTCAAAAGTACTTAGAAAGCTATGCTAGAGCATTGACATCCAGAGATGCTGAGAAGTATGTGGATGGCGAGGAAGAAGTGATTGACTTTGAAACTTTAATCAACGAAGTTGCCCTGCTACGCAATCGTTGGTTGGGTATCATGAAAGGTCTTGAGAGTAAGAATTTTATGATGGGGCACATTGTAAGATTACGCACAGCCGGAATGGAAGACGTACAAGTATGATACATCGCGGGTTTCGAAATCCACAAGAGAGTCACCAACACAGCTTGAAGACCTTGGACTTGCTGTACGAATTTGACGACTTCATGCTCAGTATTAGTACACTAGTAGACATGGGCTGTGGAACAGGTATGGACTTGGCCTGGTGGGCTTCGAGAACCACTCGGGAAGATAACCCGGTACCTCTAAACATTCAGTGCACTGGAGTAGATACTGCACCAAGACTGGCTGTGGCCGAACAAACACGCAACATACAGTACAAGTCCCAGAATTTTGAAGACCCGATACTATTGCATAAAATCAAATATGATATTATCTGGTGCCATGACGCATTCCAGTATGTGTTGAATCCATTTGAAACCTTGCGTAGTTGGCGGTCAGTTGTTAGTGACAGTGGAATGCTAATTCTAGCAATACCACAAACCACCATCATGGAGTTTAACGATCAGGAGTATGACCAACCTGACTTCCACTACTACAACTGGACCATGGTAAGTCTCATACATGTTCTTGCAGTTACTGGATGGGATACCCGCAGCGGGTTCTTTAAAAAGGAACAGAATGATCCTTGGCTCTATGCAATTGTTTATAAAAGTGAACAAGAGCCCTTGGATCCTAGAACAACCAAGTGGTATGACCTGGTTGAAAAGAATCTAGTACCCGAGACTGCAGTTGGCAGCATTCATAGGCATGGTTACTTGCGGCAACGTGATCTTGTAGTACCCTGGTTAGATGGCAGCTTGACCTGGATGGGACATCAATAGATATGACCACTTTTAAGCCTGGCACAACTTATGTATACGAGCGAGATGGCAACACTGTGTATGCTAGAGAACATGGTGCTGATCCCAACGAACGTATAGCAGTCGGCTGGAAACGCGACGAAAGACTTGCAGAGCTAGCAGATAACATGCTTTGGAGCAATATTCGTCTAGCAGCACAAACTAACCCTGTGTTGCAAGAAATGTTAGACCAAGTTATTATATTATATAAGCTAAGTGACAAGAATCCAAAATAAGTTTCTTACAATCCGGGTAGTAATCGTTTAATTGGGTGCCCAGTAGCAAGTTCGTTTACTGTCCATTCAGTATGCGCAATATCAACAAGCCAGTTGGCTCTATCGGGGCGCACTGGCTTTTCTATTTGTGATAGATCCAGATTACCTACAGGTGCTGCTAGACTACCAGCACCAACAAACACCGGGACTCCGGCCATAGCAGCTTGCACCCCGGGTCCACTGTTCCAGTTGATAACAGCCCAGGCATCTTGCAAGCATTGATCAAAATCAAAATCATCATAACTGTTGGCCAACTTTTGTGGCACTTGATATGTGCACCCGGGCGGTGGCGCAACACGTTGTCTAGGATGTGTGCGTAGTATAATAGGTCGATTGCTTCGGGCCTGCACTTGTTTCACTGTATCGGCTACCCAGGTGTTTGCATCTGGTTGGTCTCGCCATTGTTCGCTATCGGATCTTTGGGTAGCAATTACGATGTTTCTTCCAGTCTCTCTCCAGGTCGTTAACACAAGACCTAATTGGGTAACTCTGTTAGCATCTACCCCTTGTCCCCAGTATGCAGTACTGCCAGTACCGTTGACTCCCACTTTCCAGGTTTTGCCTCGATCAAGCAGTCCTACTTCAAGCACAATAACAGAGCGATGAGTGCTTCTAAAGTACTGCCAGACTTGTTGGTTGCCCTGCATCCGACCGGCCCAGACTTGACTCCAGATAACTGCAACATCGGCATTGACATTGTGTGACTGGTACTCTAGCCCTAATTGTTTCAACCCGCGCTCAAATGCCTCGAATACAGGCTGACTGTTTAGTGCACCAAATTTATTAAAAATACCAAATCTCATATGTTAAATACCCTGCACTTTAATTATGGTAAACAACATGGTTCGTAAATTTGCAGTAGTCACTACGTTTAATCAATCTGGATACAGCCATTACGGTAGTAAAATGATTGATACTTTTCTAGCCACATGGCCGCAAGAGGTTGATTTATATGTATATGCAGAAGATTGTGTGGTACTGCAACTTGACCCTAGATTGCATGTGATTGATCTCAACAGCGCATCGCCGGACTTGATTGCATTTAAAAAGCAATGGAGTCAAGTGCCCAAAGCAGTCGGGCAGGTGCCAAAAGGGCCAGTTGATTCCAGGGGTAAACAGCACGGAATTGGATTCAAATGGGATGCTGTACGTTTTTCTCACAAGGTATATGCAATATTTCATTGCGCCGGTACACAGCCAGCCGATTGGTTATTGTGGATGGATGGCGACACTGTGTGCCACAGCACAATTAGCCTTGCCCAATTGGGTAAGCTTTGTCCACAGGATAGAGACCTGTGCTTTTTGGGACGTAACCAAAAGTACTCTGAATGTGGTTTGTATGCAATGAATCTTGCTAGGCCGGTTGTGGGAACTTTCTTGAAACTGTTTCAACGCTATTATGATGATGCCGAAAACGGAATATTCACCCTGGATGAATGGCACGACTCATTTGTGTTTGACGCTGTGAGAAAACAATGCACCCTGAACGAATTAGATTGGTCCGGTAATCTGATCACCGGAGAAGGCCATCCCTTGATCAACTCGGAATGGGGTGCATATTTGGATCATCTCAAAGGTGCCAGGAAAGATTTAAAACGTAGTAAACTTACAGATCTTAAAATAAAACGTACAGAAGAGTACTGGCAATGACCTGGACATTTTTAAGCAAGAATAACCGAGACGAGTATATAGAAATGTTTGCTCGAGGATCTGGGTCTGTGCCCACTGCACTAGAAACTTGGCAGTACGAGCATGACCAAAATACAATTGTGGTACGTGGCATAATGAAGCATAAGATTATCAAGAAATGTTGGCAGGATCAACGCCCATTTTTGTACATGGATTCAGGTTACATGGGGAATCGTGCAAGTATTAACAATCCCAGTGGATGGAAACACTATCATCGAATTGTGTTCAATGACTTGCAGCACGATAAAATTATACCACGTTCGGCTGATCGGTGGGAACGACTACGAATTAAAATACAACCCTGGCGACGTACCGGTAACAAGATATTGATTGCAGCACCAGATGAAAAACCTTGCATATTCTACGGCATTGACCTTGAACAATGGATATCACAAACTGTAGCCACAATAAAACAACACACTGATCGTCCAGTAGAAATACGTCAACGTAATCCAGATAGAAAAGTTAGAGTTACAAATAACTTAGAGTCTGCGCTGGACGATGTGCATGCTGTGGTCACATTCAACTCAATTGCTGCCACTGAAAGCATACTAGCAGGTGTGCCGGCGTTTGTCATAGCACCTGCGGCCAATGCTGCAAAACCAGTCTGCAATACAGATTTAAGTAAAATAGAAACACCCTGGTTACCCGACAGCGATCTGATATATAAGTGGGCTTGCCACCTGGCATATGGACAATTCCATACTACAGAACTAGCCAATGGCACAGCCGCCCGAATACTAAAGGAGACTCTTAGTGCGTGAACAATATGGATGGTACTTTCCGGACATTGAAACACATTTCCCAGAAATGTTAGGCAAGAATATCAAAAAGGGCGGTCCCGCTGAGTATCAACAACCTGTACGACTGCTCAGTTTACAACATGTGAAGAACAAACGAACTGCCCTGGACATTGGTGCTAACGTAGGGTTGTGGTCACGTGACTTAACAAAACATTTTGATCAAGTGATTGCATTTGAACCTGTGGCAATGTTTAGAGAATGTTTGGAACGCAATGTCACTGCATCAAATATCAAGGTAGAGACCGTGGCCTTGGGTGATTCGGAAGGACAGGTGCGCATGATAATTACAGAGGGCAACACAGGCCACACACATGTGGATCCCGCTAGTAACGGTGGTGATACACGTATTATCCGACTTGACAGTTTAATCTTGCAGAATGTTGACTACATCAAGATCGACTGCGAAGGTTTTGAATATCGTGTTCTACAAGGTGCCCAGCAAACTATACAGCGATGCAGGCCTGTTGTTGTGATAGAACAAAAGCCGCATGATATGTATTCGAAGGAGTATGGTCAGTTTGCCGCAATTGGATTGTTAGAGGACTGGGGTATGGTCAGGTTAGATCAAGTTAAAGATGATTGGATCCTGGGATGGCAATGAAAATTAGATTTTTTAGTGATGCATATAAAAGCAAACGTGCTAGTCATAGACTACGTGGAGATGTAACTTGCCAAGCATTGTTGGAACAAGGCCACGATGCAAAAATACTCACTGACTGGTCTGAAATAGATGCAGACACTTTAATAATATTTCTCAAAGGTACACAAGTACACACAATACAAAGAGCCCGAGACCTTGGTGCTCAAACAGTTTATGATCTTTGCGATAACAAATTTGATGAAAAACAAGAATACGCACCGTGTTGTCTGACTGCAGACTTGGTCTCAGTTAACAGCGTTCAAATGGGCGTGAGCGTGAAAACGCACACTGGAAGAGACAGTATTGTGATGCCGGATCCGTTTGAGCGTCCTAAACTGCCCCCAAAATTTTCTCCTGGTACTGACATCAGTTTGCTATGGTTTGGATCGCAGAGCAGTTTTAAATTTTTGCCAATGGTAGAAATATGGCAACGACTAGAAAAAGAAGTATGCAACTACTCTTATACCATGGTCAGTGCCAAAACTGATAGAGTACTTAGTAAATTCCAGGTAAGACAACGAAAAGGATCAGTATCTGGCATAAATCTTGATCGTGTGAACATGAAGGAATGGACCTGGGAGTCACAAGGACAACTGTTAGAACAGTGCGACATAGTGCTAATGCCGGTGCAAACTGACAACCCAAGAACTGATACCAAAAGCGCAAATCGTGTGATTGACAGTTTGATCTCGGGCAGATTTGTAATTACCACTCCCTTGGCCAGTTACGAAGAGTTTGCGCCATACACCTGGCAGGGAGACTACATCGAAGGTGTCAAATGGGCCATAGAAAATCCTGACCAAGTAATTGATAGAATTACAAAAGGACAACAATACGTAGAAGAAAATTATTCTGCCAAAGTATTGAGTAAAAAATTTATAGAAGACATTTCATATGCTACTAAAAGATAAAGTACAAAACTGTATCCAAAATCAAATACCTATTCGATTACATCTAGGATGCGGTCCAGTAAAATTGCCCGACTATCTCAATGTAGATGGTGAATACTGTGCCGAAGATCCTGAAATCATAATACACGACATAGCCGACGTGTATCCTATTCCTGATAACTGTGTTAATGAAATTTTAAGTATACATGTAATAGAACACATTGAACACTGGAAAATTCGTGGCATGCTCACTGAATGGCATAGAATACTTTGCCCTGGTGGACAGGTTGCCGTAGAGTGGCCAGACTTGTTAAAGGCCTGTACATTCATAGCCGAAAATCCAGACTCGTTGATCTCAGATGATCGACGAATTTTGAAGAAAACTATTAATTCAATCTTTGGTAATAGCAGATATCAGAATAGAGCAATGATGCATGCCTATGGATATAGTGCGGCATCAATGATTCGATTGTTTACCGAAGCAGGGTTTAGCACCGTTAGATCCGAAAACAACATATATGCAAAAACTGCGTCAGACAGCAGAGTAATAGGAATAAAATAGGAAAATCTATGAAGCAGTTTAATGCAGAAATTTTGTTCAATTTAGGAACAGAAAAACATCAAGAATATATCAATGCTTCTCCTTTTCCACATATTGTTCTGGATAATTTATTTGACATAGACACACTAAGAAAAATTTCGTTGGAGTTTCCAAAAATGCAAGAAAAAATGCAAGGGAAGGCAAACGATACAACTTTAAACAAGTTAAGTTTTAGGCAACCTGAAAAATTAGAATTATTCGAACCGTTAACTGCAGAGTTTAGTCAGGAACTAAACAGTTTAGCGTTTTGTAAATTTTTAGAAAACTTAACTGGCATCAAAAACATAAAATCAGATCCTTACTTCGAAGGTGGTGGCCCCCACGAAATCAAGAAAGGCGGATTTTTAAAAATGCACGTAGACTTCAATATACATCCTATCACAAACCAAGATAGAAGAATAAATGTTTTAATTTATCTTAACGACAACTGGGAAGAAGAATATAACGGGAAGTTAGATCTTTGGGACACCGAGATGGGCAATTTAAAAAAATCTATTTTGCCAATAATTAATAGAGTAGTTATTTTTAATACCACCAAAAATTCGTGGCACGGCCACCCGGACCCTCTTGCCTGCCCCGAAACTATATCTAGAAAAAGTCTGGCTTTTTATTATTATACTGATCCTACGCCCGGACAAATTCGAAAAGGGCATTCGACGATCTACAAAAAACGTCACGACTCTGACTTTTAAAAACAACAAAATAATAGGAAAATTTATGCATCAAACTTCAATGAATAATATGAAAACACTATTTGACAAATATGTCACCAACGAATTTGTCGGCAACGAATGTAAGATACTCGACTTTGGTGGTACCAATATTAAAAATCGCGGCACCTATTACGAATTAGTTGAGGCCAATGAAAAAATAAAATACTATGGAGTTGATTTGCAAGCAGGACCGGGGGTGTCTATTGTACTTGATGACCCATACAAAGTTCCGTTGGATGATAACTACGCAGATGTTGTGGTGTCTGGACAGATGTTTGAGCACTGTGAATTTTTCTGGTTGAGTTTTTTAGAAATGGTTCGAGTGGTGCGTCCGGGCGGATACATCTTTTTAATTGCTCCGATGCACGGTAAAGTCCACAGATACCCTGTGGATTGCTGGCGGTTTTATCCAGATGCTTATGCGGCGTTGGCCAAATGGGGCAAAGTAGAATTAGTAGATGCCTGGACCGAGCCAACTGACCAGTGGCACGATCAAGTGGGCGCTTTTAAAAAAT